AAACTTAACTTGTACATCACTTGATGGTAATGTCAACTCAAATGTCGCTGTTTCTAATATAGGCAATGCCATAATATTATCTCCTTGTTAATTATAAAAATGGTGGAAATACTCTTCCACCTGTAACCTTACCAATTGGTAAGTTTCTTCTTGTAGTATTTAATAAGTCTCTTCCTGCTCTTCTTAATTCAGGAGGAAGTTTGGATAAAATACCACCAAATAGTCCAAATGATTTACCCGGTTTTATTGTAGGCACATCACCAAATGAAGCACCAATTGTACCAGCGCCAATTTGGTCTAATGTTAAATTAGTCCATCTTCTAAAGTTTAGTGTAATAGGTAATTCTATAACTTTATCATTATCGCCATAACTATAATCAATTGATGATATAGTTTGTGGATAAACTTCGTGTAGTCTCACACCATAAGTCACTCTGTCTTTATCGTTAGAAGCTTCAAATTGTCCTAATTGTAAAATGTCCATACTACCGATATATGTATCATAGTAATTTATATTGTGTGTGACCATATCAAATATTTTTTTCTGCCAGTTTTCAAAAAACATTCTTTGTCTTAAAAACTTATCACCATAAAATGTACATTCTACCGTACCTGGAAAACTATATGCATAAGGCATTTCTCTTTTTGGTCCGTATGTCATAGCAGTTGCTGTGTTAATATCTCTTGACGGCATAGTAACCTTACTACACATCATTGCTACATTTCTAGTCATCTGTATTGATTCTAAATCATTCGGTCCACCAGCAGAACCACCACCGTGTTCACTAGCTAATAATTCTTCGTGTGTTAAATCTTTTCTAGCAGGCGGGTTGATAATAACCAAATATCTATTTGGTCTTGATAGGCCTTCGCCCTCATTTACGTTTGCAATAAATCTATTAATTGTTGACTCTGGATTGCCTCCAGGTTTACGTCTTAATCTTTCATCAGCATTTACGTTATCAAGGGACCTATCTCTAGGTAAACCTATTCTTATATCGTAATTACCGATTCTTCTCCCGCCTCGTAAGATTGCCATATTACTTCTCTTCTATTAATTTGCAATTCTCTTTATTTGCTTCTAAACCATTGTTCTTGTTGTACAGCCAAACATATGAATATACTACATTCTCGTTTTTCTCTACACACTTTTTACCAAATGCCAATCTTGGCTCTTTTGGTATAGAACAAGCAGTCATTAATGAAAGCGCAAATAACATTGCGATTAAAATTAAATAATTTTTCATTATATTTTCCTTCTGCTGTCTGCAAATACTTTTCCAATACTTGCTTTTTGAAATCTTGCTACTGGTAAGTATATTGCAATCGCCATTTCATCAACATCAACTCTTAAAAAATTACTTCTTACATATCTAAAAAGGTATTTCTTAATAGCCGGCTTAATTAAACCTATATTCTTTACTGCGTCATACGTAACCTGTAACCTAGTTGATTGGTCAAATTTAGAGTTCGTACTGAATTGCTGTAATCGTTCTAATAATTTAAATCGTAAACCGTAAGGTAGATAGTGAAAGTTTAAACCTATAAAACCACCTCTAAATGTATCTATCGGTAACACTAGTGGAAATGTATCATAGAAAGGCAGTTTTGCCTTTGTTTTTGGGTCATATACAAACATAGACATTCTACCAGCACTTGGTTGTCCTAATAATTTGCCGTCTCTCATTAATTTAGCAGACGTAGCTCTATCTGCAATAAGTGAAGCTGCATTACGATACCAAGACGCTGACTTTAATGCTTTGTCCTGTAAGTCAACTAGTGGATTAAATATATTTACCATACCACTATTTATAAGAAAACCCCTAGCGATTTCTCGCTAGAGGTTGTAGTTGTGATTTTTGAGAGAGAAAGATTAATCTTCGTCTGCTAATTTACTAAAGTAGGACATTGTATCGTCCTCATCACTAGCCGGCTCAGATTTCACATCACTTCCACTAGGTACAGAGGTTGTGGTAGATTGTGGTGGGAGGTCAACATTCTCCACGGTCTCTGTATTTCGTTGTCCCATAATTACCCTATTCAGTTTCTCTTTGAGTTCGTCATAGGTCTTAAAATTACTAGGGTCAACAAAAGGGTTTAGAGGGTATTGTTTAGACCAAATATTTTTGATGTCATCATCTGACTCTTTAATATTTGATACGCCCTCAAATTCTGACTTATCATAGTTCCAATAGCCATCAACTTTTCTAATTTTTAGTTTAAAGTTTGCACCTTTCCAAAAATCAAATGGATTGATTGGTGTTTCATCATCAAATGCTGGTTGCATTGCTTCAGTAATCTTATCAAAGATTTTCTTACCGAATTTAAAGATGAATACTTTACCCTCATTCTCTGGATGTTTAGGGTCTGAAACTACAAAGATGTTTGAGTAGTATGATAATTTTCTTTTTCTCTTACGAGCAATTTCTTTATCACTATCAACACCTGTATTCCAAAGTCTTGTATTTTCTTCACTAACAGGATCCTTTTGATTAAGAGTTGTTAATGAGTTTTCAATATACCAACCGCCTTTATCTTGGAAAGCGTGTGACCAAACTCTTTGCCAAGGCATTTCTTCACCTGAAGTTGCCGGCAAAAATCTGATTACTGCATAGCCATTACCAGTTTTATCTAGTTCTGGTTTCCAGATTCTTTCGTCTTGGTATTTGTTTTTTGAATTTCCAGAAGTCTCTGGTTTTTCTGAATTAGCTTCTAACGCTTTTGTTATTTTATCAAAATTAGAAGCACTTGATTTTAAACTTTCAAAGTCCATATTATATCTCCTTTGTATTAAATATGTTCGTTGTATTTGTGTGACCTATATTATCGGCCTCATTATTATTTATAATAGATTTACTCACTAGACCTCAAATATTCTAACATATTCTCTGGTGTAGATTCTATATATGGGTCATCATCTGTACCCTCATTGTTAATACCTGGTTCTTGCCACCATTTCTCAACAACTCCATTATCTATTACTGCCATATATCTCCAACTTCTATTACCGAAACCTAAATGGTTTTTACCAATTAGCATTCCCATAAATCTAGTGAAGTTGCCTGAGCCATCTGGTATCATCTTAACTTTTTCAATACCCATATGGTCTGCCCAAGCGTTCATTACAAAAGAATCATTTACTGATATACAATAAACTTCATCTACTGCAAATTTTTTAATTGTGTCATAGTTCTCTTCAAAACCTGGTAATTGTTGTGATGAACA